GTATTATCGCATTTGGCGTGGTATTTGGTCATATGAAGATAAAACCCGTGAGTCTGAAAATTCTAAACTAATCTCCCCCGCTACTCAGCAAGCTATTGAATCAACTGTATCAGAACTAGAAGAAGCTATTTTTGGACAAGAAATGTGGTTTGATCTACGTGATGATGTTCTTGACCAAAATTCTATCGACGCTACGGTAGTTAAAGTTCTTTTACAGGAAGATTTAAACAGGTGTAAAGTAAAAGATGCAGTAGTTGAGTGTCTTTTAAATGCTGCTATCTACGGTACAGGTATTGCTAAGATTAATGTTATAGATGAAATAGAGCGTGTACCAGTAGAAACCGCTGTTCCTAATACTCTTACTACAGATGTAAGTGTTGAAGAAAAAGTAATTACTTCTGTAAAAGTTGACTCACTTACCCCCAAAGAATTTGTTATTGATCCTTGTGTAACTTCTATTAACGATGCTCTTGGTGTAGCACAGATTGTTACCAAGCCTAAGTATGAAATAATTGAAGGCATGGAAGAAGGAGTTTATGAAGATAAACCTCTTGGAAGTTATGACCATGTTGACTTTGGTTATGACGAAGAGTCGGATGGTGATTCTTCCGACATGGATAAAGTTAAGCTTGTAGAATACTGGGGAAGGGTTCCTAAAAAATATCTTAACAGCAAGACTGATGGCTTGTTAGAAGAATTTGATTATGAAGACGATGAGCTAGTAGAAGCGGTTGTTGTTATTGCAAATGATTCTGTGGTTCTTAAGGCGGCTGAAAACCCGTACTTAATAAAAGATCGTCCGTTTGTATCTTTTCAGCTAGATAGGGTTCCTAATAAGTTCTGGGGACGAGGCGTGGCAGAGAAAGGTTACAATCCTCAAAAAGCTCTTGATGCAGAACTAAGAGCAAGGATTGACGCTCTGGCCCTTACAACGCACCCCATGATGGGTGTGGATGCTACTCGTCTCCCAAGGGGAGTCAAGTTCGAGGTTAAAGCCGGTAAGACAATTCTTACAAATGGCGACCCTCGTTCAACCTTGTACCCCTTAAACTTTGGAAATGTAGCAAATTCTACATTTACTGAAAGTGCTGAACTAGAGCGCATGGTTCAAATGGGTACGGGAGCAATGGACGGAGCTAATAGTAATTTCTCCAACCCCCGTAATTCCACTGCTTCTGGTATGTCTATGTTACAGGCAGCATCAATTAAACGTCAGAAGCGTACCATTATGAACTTTCAGGAAAACTTCCTTATTCCTTTAATTCATAAGTCTGCACTACGCTACATTCAGTTTGCACCGGAACGGTATCCGGCAGGAGACTACAAGTTTAAAGCATACTCAAGCATGGGTATTATGGCTAAAGAGTTGGAGATAATGCAGCTTATTCAGCTTATGTCCATGACTCAGCCGGGAACTCCTCCCCATGCTATGCTTCTCATGTCCATCTTTGAAAACAGTTCTGTACCTAACAGGGATGCAATGAAACAAGCCATTGCTCAAACAATGCAACCTGATCCTCAGATGGCACAAGTACAGCAAATGGCTCAACAGCTTGAACTAATGAAGCTACAGATGGAAATTGAAGAGATGAAAGCTGGTGCAATGAAAGATACTGCACACGCTGTTAAGTTACAGTCTGAAGCTCAATCTAAAATACCTGAAATTGATATGCTTAAGCTTCAAACAGAGTTAGCAGAAAAAATGGCACGTATTGAAAAAATTAAAGTAGAGTCTGAAAATGTAAGGTCTGAGACAATGCGTAATGGTCCTGAAGTACAACATCTTCAATCAGAAACTCTCCTTAACATTGCAAAAGCTAACAACCAGTGACTGATAGAGAAATTCTTGAAGGACGTTTAGAACTATTTACCAAGGCTGCTTGGATTTCTTTTACAAAAGAATTAGAAGAAATGGCAAAATCTTTGGAAAATATTCAAAACATACCTGACGAGAAGACCCTCTTCTTACGAAGGGGTCAGGTGGATATGCTAAATATGATAATTAATTTAGAGGAAACCACCAAACTAGCGTTGGATCAATTAGAGTTAGATATCTAATCCCAACATTTTTTAACTCCATAATCTTTATAGACGGAGGATTGGTAATATGGATAGCATCGTTGTAGAAGAAAAAACCGAAACGCCTGAGGAAGCAGAAGAGTATGCGAACATCGAAGAGGCTCCCGAAGTGGAACAACCTCAAGAACAGCAAGAGATGGAACTGCCTGAAAAGTTCAAGGGTAAATCGATGGAAGACATTGTGTCTTCATATGAAAACCTTGAAAAAGAACTTGGACGGAAGGGACAAGAAATAGGCGAACTCAGAAAACTAACAGATGGAATTCTTCAACAACAGATTACCACACCAGAAAACGGAACAGTCGAGCCTGAAGAGGAGGTCGATTTCTTTGATAACCCTGAAGAAGCAGTCAGTAAAGTTATTGAAAACCATCCTAAGTTCCGTGAGTTTGAGGAGCAGCGTCAAGTACAACAGATTGAGACGACTACTGCTAAACTTAAAGAGGCACACCCTGATTTTATGGATATTGTTTCAGATTCAAAATTTCAGGAGTGGGTTCAGGATAGCCCCGTAAGAAAGCAGCTTTTTGTTTCGGCACACAATTATAATTTACCAGCCGCTATGGAACTAATGAATAATTGGAAAGAGCGATCACTGATAAATAACACAAGTGAAGTTGAAGCAGAAAAAGCAGCTAACCGCGAACAAGCTATGAAGACAGGAAAAAGTGTTTCCCGTACTTCTTCTGAATCTACATCCGGTAAAAAAATCTACCGTAGAGCTGATCTAATCAGGCTTAAAACTACTGACCCTACTCGTTATGAGTCGTTACAGGATGAAATCCTAGCTGCTTATGCGGAGGGTCGTGTTAAGTAACCCTCATAAAGAAAGGAATTAAATTATGGCTTTGGGTTCTAATCATCAAACTACCACAACGGCGGCTAAGTTTATCCCCGAACTGTGGTCCGACGAAGTTATTGCCGGTTATAAGGCAAATCTCGTTCTAGGTAACCTCGTTACCAAAATCAACCACGCCGGTAAAAAAGGCGATACGATCCACATTCCGGCTCCGGTTCGTGGTTCTGCTAACGCTAAAGCTGCAAATACAGCAGTTACTCTTCAGGGTGACACCCACACTGAAGTACAGGTTAGCATTAATAAGCACTATGAATATTCTGTAATGATCGAAGACATTACGGAAGTTCAGGCGCTTCAATCGCTTCGCCGGTTCTACACCGACGACGCTGGCTATGCTCTTGCTACGCAGGTCGATACTGACTTGTTTACTCTCTCTGAAGCTTTTCAGGGCGGAACAGTAGGTGGCACGGGTGCGGCTCTTTACGAAAAAGCTGTTATTGGCGGAAACGGAACGACCCTGTATACGGGTAACTCCACGAACGCTACCGACCTGACGGATGCTGGTATTCGTGCCATGATCCTCAAGTTGGATAACGCTGACGTTCCTTCGGATAACCGTTGCATGGTTATTCCTCCGATTGCTGCTAACGATATGCTCGGCATCAACCGCTTCACTGAACAGCAGTTTATTGGTAACGGTGACGCCATCAAGACTGGCAAAATCGGCAGCATCTACGGCATGGACGTTTATGTTTCGTCTAACTGCCCGTCCATTAACTCCGATGCTCAGCGCGTTGGTGTTATGATGCACAAAGATGCTCTGTGCCTTGCGGAGCAAATGGGTGTCCGTTCGCAGACTCAGTACAAGCAGGAGTACCTTGGTGACCTGTTTACGGCTGATACGTTGTACGGTGTCGCAGAACTTCGCGACAATGCTGGTATTGCTTTTGTTGTACCCGCTACCTAAGTAGGTCTGGGGAGTCTCTGGTCTTTTTGGCTAGGGACTCCCTCCCTTTATACAGGATAAGCCAATATGATTACTATTGAAGCAGCTTTATCAGACACTAGTTACAGCTTAGAACTGGAAAAGATTAAAAATAAAATAGCACAGCTATATAAAGAACTGCTTACAAAAACATTTAAACAGGCAAATCCTGCTGCAAGCCTAGAAGAGTTGTATAGTTTTTTAGAAGAAAATGAATTAGAGTTTAAAGATACAGAAGAGTTTGAAGACGAAGCGGAAGACATCGAAAATATTTTATCACTGCTTTCCGATAAAGAAGATTTAGATCAGGTTAAAGAAAAGTCTTTTGAAACTCCTTCGGTAGCCACCGGCAAAACACCGGGAAACAAATCAAATGAAAAAGGTGACGTTCCAAACACCGTAGCTTTAAAAGATTACAAAGGAGGTTTGTTTACTCCTTCAGATAAAAAAGTCAAGAAAGTTACAAAGGCACTTAAGACTCCTACAGGAAAAGTAACCAGAGTTATTGACGATAATCCCAAAGTAAATACTGAAATGTTAAAAGCAGTGTGGGATAAAGAACGGGACAAGCTTTTAAAATTAGTCAGAGAACGTAACAAGGAATATGGTGTTGTACTATGAAACCTGTTAAAGACAGAAAAGCCGGTAGCTTTGTCAAAAAGAAAAAGAAAAAGATGACAGAGGAAAAGAAAAAGAAAAACCTTGCTCGCTGGGCAGGGGAAAGACTTAGGGTATCCTAATGCCACGGGGACAAACAAGACCATTATTTAAACCCATGCCTAGAGTTCAAACTCCTAAGTGGTCTAGGCAACAGTTATTTATAAAACTTTCAAATCAACGACAAGACGAAAGAGCGCCTTATGATGACGGAGATCAAGCTCTTTATGGTAGTGCTAAATCGTTATATGGAATAGCTAGATATTCTTCACGCAGTTAAACACAAGAGGTAACAAATGAGCGATTATACAATTCAAGTTAGCTGGTCTGGTAAAGATGCTTTAGCCGATTCTAACGCAGCTAAAATTGTTTCCGGTGCAGATTTTAACACAGAGTTTTCTGCTGTTCAAACTGCTGTAAACAGTAAGTATGACTCTGCTGACCTTGGTGTAACTCTTCAGCAGTACGATGCTGATACCGTTAAAAAAGATGTTCAAAATACTTTTACCAAGGCTCAATTGCCAAGTACCTATACCGCTGCGCTGTCGGCAACCAGTGGTGTGCTGGACTACGACACCTATCAAAACTTCATAATCACATTGGCAGCGGGATCTAACACGCTTGCGGCTCCGACGACGGAGGGATCGCAGATAGGGCAGTGCGGGGTTATTATATTCGTTCAGCCAAGTTCCGGCGCTGCTGCAACGGTATCGCTACATGGCGACTATGAGACGGCTGCGTCGGCTGGTTTGGTGATCTCATCTGCAAACAATGATTACGACATCGTTCCTTATGTCGTGAAAGCGGACAACAGTATCCTGCTTGGCGCAGCCCAACTAAATTTCGGGTGATCTGATGTTTACTGAAAGCGGACAGTTTTTTACATCAAGCGGCGGATATGAAATAGATCAGTCTATTCGTTTTGATAATGTCAATGGTGTAGACGCTGGTGGCGCACAAATGTTTCGTTTGGCACTAACTGGTACGCCAACTAACACTAAAAAAGCAACAATTTCGGCATGGGTAAAAAGAGCTACTTTAGGGTTTAATCAGGTCATAGCTTATTCAGGCGATCCAAACGGATCAACGTCGGAAACCCTCAGGTTTGATACGGCTGATACTCTGACTTTTGGACAAGCGTCATCGGATTATGTTCTGACCACAACACAGGTCTTTAGAGATATTGGGGCGTGGTATCATATTGTAGCTGAAATTGATACTGCTAACGGCACCAGCGCCGATAGAGCTAACCTGTATGTCAATGGAACAAAAGTTACTTCATTTAGCACAGAAAATTATCCAACTCAGGACTATGTAATAAACTGGACTGCTAGTAGTAGTTCAATTGCTCATACGTGGGGTACTAATGGTATACCGTCTGCTGGTCCCTCATCACAACTTTTTGCTGGGTACATGGCAGAAATGTTTGTGCTGGATGGTGAAAAAGCTGGGGCTAGTTCTTTTGGCGAAACAAATAATGATGGTGTTTGGGTTCCAATAAAATATTCAGGTTCGTTTGGTAATAACGGTTATTACATGACCGGCGAAACTGCCAGCGCACTAGGAGATGACTTTAGTGGTAATTCTTTAGATTTTACGACAGTAGCCCTAGCCACCACGGATCAGGTTAAAGATACTCCCACTAAAAACTGGTGCGTCTGGAATCCTATCGACACTTCGTTCAACGACAACACAACCAGCGATGGAAATTTAAAAATTACAACAGCTAGTCCCGGCTACACTCGTTTTCAGCTTGGCACCTTTGGCGTGACCAGCGGGAAGTGGGAATGGAAATGGACGCCTACAGCCAGCCTTAGTGACGGCGGAATTGGCGTAGACGATGGCACCAGCCAAGCGGCGACAGGGGCAAGCAGCGGGGCGTTTAGTTCACAATCAGCGAACGGCGTGATCTATCGAAGCGGCGGGACAAAACTTGTTGGTGGAACTGCAAGTTCTTATGGTGCTACGTTTGCTGCTGACGATGTTATCCGTGTCCAGTTGGACTTAGATTCTGGCACAAAAACGATAGAGTTTTTTAAAAATGACTCCAGCCAAGGAACGATTAATCTCAACAACAATGTGACGTATTTCCCGGCACAGTTCAGTGCTGACGCTGGATTAGTAACGGTTGCTGATTTTGGGCAATCAGGATTTACTGCGGCGGCTGGTTTTAATTTATTAAACACGAGCAACCTTGCCACACCAACAATATCTGATGGCTCAAAGTATTTTCAGGCAACGCTTTATAACGGCACAGGCAGCGAACTTGAAGTAGATCAATCTGGCAACTCAACTTTTCAACCAGATTTTGTATGGATTAAAAACCGCAGTAATGCTGGTAACGAACATGATTTATATGATGCTGTTCGTGGCGCAACAAAAGCAATATTTGCTTCTGCGGCAAATGCTGAAAGTACTCAGACACAAGGTCTAAAAAGTTTTGACAGCGATGGCTTTACTGTTGGCACCCGTGGTGAGGTGAACACAAGCGGCTCAACTAATGTTGCTTGGCAGTGGCTTGCCGGAAACACAACAGGTAGCACAAATGACGATGGATCAGTTGATAGTACGGTTACAGTAAATACCACAGCAGGATTTTCAATTTGTAAATTC